ATACCGCTAGGGCAATCGTACAATCCCAAGAAACAACAGTTTCAGGGGGTCTATGTTGTACGGGTACGCCCGAGTCTCAACGCAAGAACAAGAGACTCACGCACAAACCGACGCATTGGCGAAAGCTGGCGTCGGTTTTATTTTTTCCGAGAAGCGCAGCGGCGGAAGCATGGCCCAACGGCCACAGCTTGAAGCGCTGCTGCAAACCATAGGGCAGGGCGACACCGTAGTCGTCTACAAGCTCGACCGCATCGCGCGCTCGCTCAAGGACCTGCTCACCATCATCGAGCGCGTCGAATCCACCGGCGCACAATTCCGCTCGCTCACCGAGTCACTCGACACCAGCACGCCAGCAGGGCGCATGCTCTTTCACATGGTCGGCGCGTTTGCCGAGTTTGAGCGGGAATTGATCCGCGAGCGAACAAGGGTAGGGATGGCAGCCGCTGCACGACGCGGCGTAAAGTTCGGCAGACCCACGGCCATGACCGACGAAGAAGAAGCCGAGATGCTCCGACTATGGTTCACCGGAGCATGGACAAAGACGGCGCTAGCTCGCCGCTACAGCACCCACATCAGCAGCATCAAGCGTGCAATTAAACGCCATCACGAACGGCTTCAGCCGAGCTTGCTGGACGCGGCATAACAGGCTCTACCTGCGCAACCGACGCGGGACCAACAATCTCGATATGGTCACGCAGAATCACAGTGAAATCGATCTTAGATGACGTATACCGCCTCACCGGAATCCCCGCAGACGCCAACATCGCGTCACGCTCCGCATCCTTCGCCTTCGCTTTGACGGACCCGTGCGAACGTCCATCAAGCTCGATCACGTACAGAGGTCTAAAGGTGCGTCGCTCGCACACCAGAAAATCGACGTACTTCTGTGCGAACGCATTCCGACCACCATTGCGGCGCTCCGCTTCCCTCAAAAACGCCGACATGGCGACCTGCGGAAAAACGTGCGACGCCTTCAATGCAACGACGAGCCGCTCATACAACTCCGCTTCCCACTTATCCATCAACGCCGGTTTCGATGCCAACAACGCAGCCTGAGTTTTCGAAGCCAGCATCCCCCGCTTACTCTTGGCGATTGCAGCCAACACCGCAACTACAAGCACCACAATAAACAGCAGGAAAAGTACTCTCACGATGAACTCCGCCGAATAGGATCGGCAGATTCTATCTCGTCCAAATCCAGACCGTCCGGCTCAGCATCAACCACGAAGCCATCTTCCGCCAGGCTGAACCAGAAACACTTCCGACCATGCGACACGTAGGTACTCATGCCCTGCCAGTTGGCACCGCTCTCCACGAGGTAACGCATCGTTGCATCCATACCCTCGCGAAACGATGCATCATCCGTGTCAGCGCGAAACTGTCCAATCGTCTCGCGCTCCGGTATCTCGATACCCTTGCTTGACCAGTAGCGCCGCTCATTTAGCTTGTGGTGCGTTCCTTTCGTGATGTACTTGCTCAGGTACGCAGCAACGCGATGGACGCCCACGATGCGCCTACGGCCTTTGCTCTTCGGACCTTGGATATCGACATTGCCTTCGCCCTTGCCGACCACTGCATGCCACGCATCGCGCAGCGCGATGGCATCACGCCAACCGCGCACGCCCACGTGTATATGGATGCCTCCACTCTTGTGGTGTTCGATCACAGCAACGAAGTGAAACGCATCGCCCTCGCGCACCAAGCGTGAGTCTTTACGAACGCGACGGACGAAGGCTTTCCAGTCCCTTGCAGCACGCTCACGGTCGGCCATGAGGCCGCGATACGTCAGCGTCAAAAGATGATCGAGACGAGCCGTCTTTGCCAACTCACGGACCTTACGGCGTGCCCGCTGCATAGCCGACGCCATCGACTTTTCTTGATCCTCTGACTCACCACGCTTGGCGCGAGCCTTCGAAATCGAGATGCCGAACTTGCCTTCAAACGGGTTTTTGTAGTGACAGCGGACCGGGTAGCCAACCACCTCGCGTTGCCCATCGGGCCAGCGCCGAACGCGCACGATGATGTCGTCACGGATCGACTCTTCGCGGAAGCCTGCCGCTTCCAGCAACTCCGCCTTGCGTTGCTGATAGACGAGGGCGGGATGCTCTGGATCGCACATGCCCATCTGGCGCAGTTGTTCTGCGGACAAATGGAACTGACGATCATCATAGCTTTGTGCTATTGTGGTTTTCAGCATGACCGATGCCTGAACGTTTCCGGTTGTGCACACGCTCCGGGAGGTTTGCAGACCTCGCCGGGGCATTCTTTTTTTGGACCCTTCAATGTTGGTCCATCGTCCGCAAAGCCTTGCGGTTACTGCGTTGGTTCTAAAGTGTTAGTAATTCAAGTCTAGCGGCGCGCTGCGCGCGCCGCGTGCCCTCGCTGCCGCTCCGTCCCGCTGCGCGCTCAGCTCTCACGCACTACCCTCACTATCCCTTCCGTCGAAAAAATCGCCCAGCGGCCCGCCTGACGCGTCCAAGGACCAGTTAGAGGGCTTCGCCCTAGAGCGCGCTCGCCGCGCGCGGCCTCCCAGCTCGCTCACCAGGGTTGTCACCGTTCCGCCGAGTTCTCCGTCCCTTTCGCGAACATAGCGTCGTCTCTGTGGGCTTTCGCGGCATAAACGGCTGCCTCCCCACTGGCAAAAAACCGCCAGCGGGTCCCCTCCATTTATTCCACGTCCCACAGAGCCGCCGCTCTCATGTTCGCGGGACGAAGAACTCAGCGGAACGGTGACAACAGCAGCCCCGGGCAGCTCACCGAGAGAATCAGACGCCGGGACTCCGAATCTAGCGGCCCGGTAACTTTGAAAGGCGACCACCATGCAACAGCTTTCCCTCTCCCTGATCGGCGGACTCTGCAATGCACCCCTGTGGTTCGCCCCTGGGAGCAGCTCACGCTGCGCCTGCCCATCCGCCGCCTGATCCGCGCCGCCTCGCACTTCGTCTGGACCCGCCCGGACGGCAAGCAATTCGTCTGCCGCACCTTCCGCCAGCTCGTCGCACGCGTGTACGACTACGACGGCCATCTGCTACAGGGGCTACTCCGCTCGGTCACCGTCCGCAAACGCGCCTAGCTCGTCCACCCTGCGCGGCTTGCCCGACCCCACCACCGTGCGTTTTTTAGCTGCAGCTGCAGCTCGTTCTGACGGTCCGGAAACGTCAAGCGCGACGCGAACCTCCTGCGGGGGTGGCGGCGCAGTTGGAGCTAGCTGCGGGCGCTCGACATCCTTGGGCTTCTGGCCGTCTGGCTCGAACGCTTCGAAGAAACCACGCTTCACCACCTGGTCGCAGATCTGCACCGTGGTCTCCAGACGCGTGCCCTGCTGTGTCCAGCACTCGCACTCGCCCCGGATCCGCACGCAAGCCGCTGGCACCGGCACCCGCGTCGGTTTGGTGAGCTCGTCATAGGCCGGCGCCGTGTACTGCAGGCCAGCGACGCGCGGCGTGTAGCTCGCCATGTACTCCGCCGCCGTCACCGGCACAGCTCGCGTGCCCTGCACACCTGGCGCACCAGGCACCCCCGGAAGACCAGGCACACCACCAGCGGTCGCAACCTTCGGCGCCGCTCCAGCTGGATGCGACACCCTCCACAGCATGTAACCGCCCACCACCAGCGCCAGCACGACCATCACCGGCAACGCGAACAGCAGGTAATACTTACGCGGGATCGACTTCTTGTGCGTGTGCGCATCGGCGGACTTATACCACTCGAAAACCCGCTTCGGATAAGGAAACGTGCTATGCAACGCGCGCTTGAGATTCGCGTTCGTCGGGTCCTGCACCTTCTGCATCTTATACAAGTCCGCCTTCTGACGCCCCCACTGACGCACCAGGTGAATGTGCTCACCCGCAAGTTTCTTCAGATGGTTGTCGACCAGGCTCGGGTCCTGCGTCATGAAGAACAGATCGAAACCCTTGTGACGGTGCGTCTCCAACTCCGACACGTGCTGCGGCGGCTTCGAGCTGGAAGGCCGGGGCGGCATGACCTTCTGCACCTCATCGATCACGATGATCGATTTCTCGGGGCACTCGTGCCACTTCGTGGGGTCTTCCAGCTGCGACCACGGCAGCGAAAGCTCAGGGATGCCGTGATAAAAGACGGGGCGACTCTCCGCCTGGCGCTTCGCCTCCACGAAGGCGATGGTATACAGGCTCTTACCGTTACCCGGCTGGCCAGTGATGATCGTCAGCATCGCCCCGCCCTCACTTCTGAACCATCTTGCGCATCGAGCCGCCGCTCAAACCAGCGAGCGACGCGCGAATTGCGAGCGTGGTGAGGATCATGTTCATCGACGTGCCGACCTTCAGCACGCCGAGGATGCCCACCACGTTCCAGGGTAACGTTCCGGCACCGGCAACGTATTGCAGGAAAAGCCCCTTCATCCCGTCGAGCATCACCGAGAGACCGGTGTAGCTGACGAAACCGATACCGAGAGCGACCAACACACGGCCGACCAGCGAGACGCAGGCCTGCGCGAGAAAACCAACGATGGCCGAAGCCAACAGAGCAGCAAAAGGCATCAGAAACTCCCCTTAAGCATATAGACACACAGCATCAACGTGCTAAGCATGTTGAGATAGCCGAGCAGCTTGCCGATATCGCAAAGCGGCGAAGTCGAGATATGAAGCGTGGTGGCACCACCAGGCAGAGCCAACGGAATATTCAGATCCGGCAAGCACTGAGCAACGAACCCCATGTCATCAACGTTCGCGAACTTCGAGCTCATATCCACCTGATCGGCACCACCAGGCGTCGGCAACTTACCCGCCATCGGATCATTACCCGCCTGAATCTGCTGACCCAACTGAATCGACGGGTCCACACTCTTCTGCAGATCGCACCTGGTGTTCCACTGCTGACTGAGAATCGCGCAGCTGATCGCATCACCACTGCACGTCGGAGGCGCACTGCAATCAGCACCACCACTCGCACTGTCCTGCTTACACTGATCAGCACTCGGGTTCTGCTGGCAATACTGCTGTTGGGGCTGCTGAGTCGTCGTCGTACACGTCCCAGGTCCACCAGGCACAGCAGCACCCGTGCTAACTTGCGTACTCGAACACGGACTAGCTGCGACACCGCTCGCAGCTCCACCAGAACCCGACCCGCCACCACCTACACCACCACCGCCACCAACCACCACAGTCGTGGTCGTACAAGTGGTGCCATCACACGTTGTAGAGCTGTTGCTCGTACTGGAATTCGAGGCCGCAGGACTGCTGGCAGGAGCGTCCGTCGTCGTAGTCGACGTCTGACCGCCCGTGGTCTGAATCGGATAATCGATGCACACGTTCGCACCGTTGACCGTGCCGGAGTACTGCTTCGCACCACACTGCTTCGGTGGATCAGTCGGCGACGGTTGAGCAGCTGACGGCGTGCCAGTACCACTGCACGCACTGCCTGTTGAGCTCAAGCCCGTGTACTGCGCTGGATACCCACCAGTCTGACCAGGCGTCGCACCGGTCCAGTACGAGCTGTAGTTGTACGTGCACCCGCCCACGCATACCTGCGGGTTCAAAATCGTCTGCGTCGGGCTCGTACCGTTCGCTGTATTGCCACCTGGCGCGGACGCACCGGCAGCAGGACACGACGGAGGCGGAACGTACGGACCATTTCTGCCAATCCACGTGCCCGGCACCACGTTCCCATTGATCGTGAAATAACACATGGCCGCCGTCCCAGAATCGCCCAACCCAATCGACGACAAACTCTTCCCCGAAGCCACATCTCCATCAGTCAGCTGATTCATACAGGCCTGCTGCGCCGTGCAGGTGTAAGAGCTGCAGTTAGGTCCGCGACCCGAAAAATCAGACCAACCACTGGAACTGGGATCAACCACCGTAGCCTCAGAAACCGTACTCAGGCCACAGGCAAGCGCTACGACCAGTAGCGCACGAACCCGGAGGCCACGTGTCCAGATGCGCGCAGGATGCGAGAAAAACGACCAGGACATAGCTCACCACCCTCACGAGAAAAGAATCCATCCTGCCCCCGCCAGCGCCAGGATTACGAAGTAGCCTTCCATCACCGCCTCCAACGAAAACGGGGGCCGAAGCCCCCGCGTCTTGCCAGGCACAGGAGCGTGCCCCGCACCATCACTTGATCGGGCGCTTGACCCAGTTGTAGATCGCGATTGCGCCATACACGCCCAGCACGGCCAGACCGATCGCAGCGATCGCGGCGAGACCACCATTGATGGTCGACACCACCGACGACACGTCGACGGTCGTGCCCGACGTCTGCGCGTGTGCAGCACCGGCCAGGCCGACACCACTTGCAACCACCAGAGCCTTGCCGCAACCACGCGCCACCAGAGCCTTACCTGCGTTGAAAAACTTGTTCATTCTTCACTCCCATCACGTTGGAAAATGAGCCGACCAGCGGCCCGGAAAACGAAGGCGAGACCCCAACAACCAAGGATCGCGCCTCCAATCAGCGCACCGTCGCTCACCGACAGCGGCGGCAGCGCATGCAACAGCGCCACCTCGTCAGCAGTCAGCAGCAGATAACCCGTGCACGACGACGCAGAGGCGCTGTCGAGCTGAAACTGACCGTTGACGATTTGGACGCATTGAGCCATCACCGCCCCTTGATCGCGACCAGGTACTTGCGCGCGAAGCGCTTACGGTCGAGCCGGACAGCCGCCGACCGAACACCGAACCACGCCAGGATTGCCAGCATCACCACACCCCCATCAAGCCGCCGAGCTCACCGAGCCAATAGCGCGCGCAATCGCCACACTCCGCCACGACTTCCACAGAACCTTCACCGTGCGACAGACCGACCATCACCAGCAGCACAGACCGCAACGAACTCGCATTCACGTGTGACATCACGCCCTCCGTAAACTCATGAAGCCCTCCAAAGAGGGCTTCGCTTCACGCTGCATTACGACGCAGCAGCCTGCGACTTCGCAGCGTTGGCAGCAGGGCGCGGCGGCTCGACAGCGGCCTTTGCATCGACCGGCGTCAGGTCCACCACGCGCAACGTCAACTTCCCTTCGAACTGCCCCAGGCCCACCGTCGCCTCAAACTTCCCTGGACGAACCTGCCCGTTCAGATGCTTCGGCAGCATCACCATGCCCGGCATCGTCTCCGTTACCACCACACCCTCGGGATTGACGTACTCCGTCGTCGTCATGCACGCGCATTCCTCCATGTGGTACGGCTGCCCGTTCTTTTTCGAAACGCCCTCGCGAACGGTAATGGCGTGGATGTCGACAACAACGCGGTTCTTCTGCATGGCACTGCTCCTATTGGCGGACCGGTCCTTTCAGATGCCGGAAATGGTGTATGGTTAACGAACCGATAACTATCGGCACGAGCACTTCTCAGCATGAGAAGTGCTTCACCATGATAGGAGTTCGCAACATGAGAAGTACAATTGAAATACTTGATCGAGCAAGGGGATCCAATAGCGATTATTGGATTGCCAAACAAGTGGGCTCACAGCCGAGCGTAGTAAGCACGTGGCGCAAGCGCGGCCACGTAGGCCCCGACGCCATCGTGAAACTCTGCGAAATCGCCAAGGTTCCGGTAGCCAAGGGACTAGCGATATGCGCCTGGGAAACCATCACGGACAAGGACTTACGCGCCCGCGTGCAAAATGCCGTGTCTTTTAAGCGTCCGCTCAGGGCCTTGAAAAAGATGCTCCGGCTGGCTGCCTGAGCATTGCCCTAGCGGAAAGCTAGGGAGGGTTCGAAAAGGACCCTCTCCGCC